TAGGAGCTTGCACAGGAGCCATTGGATTAGGCATGCCCGTCATAGGGTTAGGCACACCTTGCGCTACTCTCATGGCTTCCATAGGCTGTGCATTAGCCATGTTTCTATACTTCATAGCTTGATCTACTGGCATGTTCATTTGTTCTGTCCATAATCTGATTCAGGAGAACCTAAGTAATCATTACTATTATACTGTATTTTCTTTATATTCCCAAATGTTTGGTTCTTTTCATTTAAGTTATGACGAGTAGGATCAATAAACTGTCCCGTATTAAGATTACCAAAATACGTACTATCGTTTACTAAACTAAAATGCGTTCCTAATTCAGATTTTGCCATGATGTCTCTACTCCTAAACTAACATATCCTTTAAACTTACCAGTGCTTGCTGAATATGCTATGTCACCCTTCTGTGGTCTACCAATTTCTGTTACTGTAACAACAGTATAAATATTTGTAGATGGTTTACTATTAACTTGTAAATCTCTTGAGTTTAGCTCTTGTACTAAAACTGATCCCCATCTTTGAATACTACTATACATTTCAATAGGGTCTTTAAAATAACTTCTTTTAAATAAAGTAGGGTATCTTGCCATTATCTTTCACCATCACCTTGGACTGCTAGTCGAATTGATCCCCATCTCCAACTAGCATTATTTGAATCACAAGATACCCTTACTACCCCTTGCCTTCCTCTTGACCTTAAATCAACTTTTTGAGTTGTTTCTGTCACATCAAATTCTTTTGTAGTTTTTTCCGTACTTTCTGGAAACTGTTTAGTAATAAGTTTTAGTTTGATCTTACCACCGCTTAAATCAAAATCAGGAATAAGTCTGCTCATATACATGAGTTCGTTACCATCGGCAATATCAAAATCACCTGACTCTACAAATGAAGTAAGTGTTTCACCGTTAGCAGTAAAGACACTAGGCGGTTCATTATCATATACTAAGTTACCGCCAACTGTAGCACCAGTTGTAATTGTATTACCAAATACTTCTCTATCAGCAAAGGTAGTAAAGATCATATCCCCATAGACCCAGTACCCTTCTTCAGGAGAATAGATAACATAGCTATCACATTCAGTACTATTAAGTGAAGGATAAAGCCAGATAATTTCCTGAAACTCAGAGTTAATGCCAGCAAATACTTTATCAGTATAGTCTTGGTTTATATTTTCAAAAATATATCTTCTAACTGTGCAGTTTAATGTTTCTACTTGACCAGCAAAAGAATAGAAGTTATCACTACCCATCCAGTATGTAACACCATTATAATCTAGTCCTGCATGTTGTCCTACTAAACCACAATTAGAACCAACCTGTTCAAAATTAAAAATAAATGGTGGCCCTGCATAACTCATAGTCCATAATGAATTATCAGTCCAAATATTAATAGCATTCTTTGACCGTGCTGCCCCTACAATTTCTGTACCATCTGTTAGTACAACCTCACCTGATGTAGTACTAAGAGAAGGAACCCAATTTGTTCTGTCATCTTGATCTGACCAACGAACAAGCATAGGATCAAAAGGACCGCTAATGCTTGCCGTAGCTGTGTAACTATTAGACCCAAGAGCAATTAGGTGTCTGTCATTAGGAGAAACAATAATAGAGTTGACACTAATAGGAGATGTTGTTACAGTTGTAGCGTGTAAAGGTGTTGTACTGGCATCACTATCAAAATAGAAAATGTTAGAACCTTTTCTATTTGCAACAATATCTTCACCCCAATTATCAAGACTCCAGTTAGCTAGTGTTAATCTAATATCACTAGCAGATACAGAGGAAGGGCTGTTCCATCCTCTACCAACAGACTGCTGATAGATCAATGCGGTCATATTAAGACTGGCTGTTATATTAGTAGTAGCACTAGCCGCTGTATCAGTTGATATAATAAGTTGAGTACTAGCAACAGATACAATAGTAAACTCAGGTCCGCCTACACTGACTGTTGTCCCTGCACCATTAACAATAAACGGTTGAGATAGAATTAAATTACCACCTACTGTAGCAGGAGTCACGCTTGTATTAGCAGGTCTAAATACTACAAAGTCTCCAGCAGTTCCGTTATGAGCGGCAGCACAAGATATAGTAACTAATACATTACTCCCTGTGGTTGAGATTTTACTTATCCCTACTGAAGTAGGAGGCGTAGCATTATATATAGCAGCAGAATAACCAAGACCTGCGGTAGCTACAGAAGGGCCAGTAGGAATATAGTAGTTAAAAGTAGCAGCACCTGCATCTGTTGAAGTAGCTGCTGCTGCGGTTGTAACTTCAATTGTAAAAACATTAGAATTTGTAATAGAAGTAATTGGATAAACATTTCCTGTTAGACTAACATTGCCACCAAAAACAGCAGCAGAAGTAAAATAAACATAATCACCTGTAGCTTTACTATGTCCGGTATCAGACACGCACACTCTTGTTTGCCCAGCACTTGTTCCAAAAACAGCCGTTAAAGTTACAGTAGAAGTAATAGGAGTAATATCATACAACTGATCTCCGCTCATTGTGTATAGTTTATCTGGTGTGCCAAAAATAGCACGAGAAAGTCTATCTGCATCACGCCATGTAACTAAATCTCTGGCGGAACCATCAAAAGGTGTGGCTACTCTAGTCGTGTATCCTCGCATATTCTCAGGTTTCTGAGCACGGAAACGCACTCGATTACCATCGAACCATTTATCACCTTCAGCAAACTGCGTGGTCTCTCTATGAAACCCTTGCTGAAACTCAAACTTTGCAAGTTTACTTGTCATTATCTAGTCATATTGTTAAGCATTACCGCATCAATTGTGGTCTGGCTTCTTGCTGTATAGAAAAGTATATCAGTTGCTCCTGCCGCAGATGTTGCAACTGGCACTACTCCTCCAGCAAATTTAAATTGACTGTTGAAAGCAACTGTTCTTCCACCAGTAGCGTCTTGAATTAAATAGTAATGTCCTGACTGACCGGGATCCACATTAGTAGGTTTGGCTAAAGTTCTATTACCCCCTAGTGTTACTAGGAAAATATTACCCGTATCAGCATCTGATTCAACTGAGACGGCATCAGTAAGAGTTGTAATAAAAGACTTTACAGCACTAGAAACTTTAACCATTGCTGCATCACCGTAGGAAACTGTAGCAGCAAACCCAACGCCAGCATTAAATGTTTTTTCAGCAACAATAGTATCTGTAGCAGATACCTTTACATAACGAATATCACCTTTCGCAGTATCAGGGAGGTTTGTAGCACATGTTCCTACAGTACGTAGAGCAGCCGTTCCTAATCCAAGACCAGTAGCGTCCAATGTATAAACAGATGTACCATTAGTAAAGAAATAACCATTACCACCATTAGGAACCGTTACACCAGCATTACCAGCAACACGCATGATAACTGCATTGCTTGCAGCATTAGTAGAGACTGAGTTTTTAATTCCATAGGTTTTAGAATTATTAGGAATTAAAACAAAGATAGATGTAAAAGCAGTTCCAATTGATCCATGAAATTCTAAAACAGCAGACCTTGCTTGATCTCCTGATCCTTGGTTTTGTGTAAGTGTGACAGTTGCAGCACTACCTAAACTTACCCTAGTATAGCCAGCAACAGCGGCATCAACAAGACTAATAACACCGTCATTGAGAACCTGCCCCCAAGTATTAGGATTATCACCGTTACCTTGTTTAGTCAGCCTAATGTTTGTTGTAAAAGTTGAGGCCATATTAAATACCTTTTTCGTTGTTAAGTTTTAGTTTTGGAATTATATGTCCTGTATAATTAGGTCCAGTACAAACTTTTCCTTCATTGGTTAAAAAAAGAATTGTAAAACTATCTTTACCTTTATAAATAGTAATAGGAGTTCCTGCTGTAGTTACTCCTGAAAAAACAAATTCCTCATTATATTTTTGTATGCTTTTTTCAATATCTTGAGCATCCTCTGTAAAACAGAATATTTCTGCTGCTGCCGGAGCTACAAATCCTAATGTTATTAGTACATATGCTAATATATATTTTATTTTATTTGTCATAGCTTAATTCCTAATAGCTCAAGTGCTTTCATCTGTGAGTTTCCACGATATGTGTAAGTTTTAGGATCAGCTTTAGAACGCCATTTACCATAGCTACCATGTTTTGCAAAAGCAGTATCAATCTCAACACCCGACATATCTGTATGCAACTCTGCTACATCAAGATATAAGCAAGACATACATAATTTAGCCGTGCCATCTTTAGCAAGTGGATCACATCGAGTTTCACACTTACTGATAATCATCGCTGCTAAATCACTAGGCAATGCTTCAGCTTGTTCAAACCTACCATTTAATGTAGCACAAACTTTATTAAAATCAAGTGCTTTACCTTGCGGTATAATAGTTTCTAAAATAGGTGATCCAGCCAAATAACAGTTGACCGATGGCCGCTCGAATATGCCGCGAAGATTTTGGTAAGCATTAACAGCAGTATTTTCAAGCGAGTAGCCAGTGACGATCCCGTCAAATTCTTCGGCGTCAAGCAGTGCGGCGTAACCGTGATAACGTGGCTCTACGGCTCCTTGATCCCAAACGTTTGTGAATCCCGAGCGCAACGGCCTTACGTCACTTACATACTCCACCGGCCACTCGATCTTCCGGTACTCAAACGCACGGACATCTTGTAGCCATGCCGCGATCTGATCCGCTGCGGCTTCCTCGCGAGGCGCTCTCTCCAACGCCTTGTCCCACTTTTCGCTTGCATATACTGCAACAATCTCGTGGGTAGTCTCATTGAGCCAACGCCATAATGCATAGACACTGTTTACGCCACCAGAGTATGGAATTAAAACCTTCATTACTCTATCCTACCGTTCCGGCGATTGTTCCGCCGTCATTATTTAAAGTTATTGTTCTACTATTTTCACGAAGGGCAAAACCTGCTGCACCACCTGCCGCACCGTTGCCGGGGGATGTCAAGTTACAAGATGTCGAACCGCCACCATAGCTTCCATTACTTCCTGTTGCACCTGCTACACCAAAAGCTCCTGCACTACCAGCAGCCCCAGCACTCCCTGTGTAATTAGGAGGGGCGCAATATCCGCCGCCCTTGCCGTCATCATGAAATGTTTGCCGTACACCTGCCGTACCACCGCCTCCACCGCCACCACCTCCACCACGGAGGTTCCCAGTAAGGTTGATAATATAAACGCCAGTTCCGTCTACGAGAGTATGCCAATAAACAGCATCGCCACCAACAGCACCTACAGTATTCGTAGCGCCATTTGCGCCAGTATAGCCATCCACACTACCAGTAATGTTTATAGTCAAGTTTGTGTCCTTGTTTAAACCCCCTGTTCGCATAGCATGAGTACTTGAGCCGCTGACTGTTACACCTGACGCTACATTTACAATAATATCAGCAGCTACATCGTTGTTATAACCTAATGCTGTAGCCTGTGTCAAAATATTATAGTCTGACGTATTAGCAGTAATATTAAGCACAAAAGCTTGTGCCCCTGCCGCTGCCATCATTATATTATGAAATACCATAAACTAATTCCTATACTTTATTGCCACAGTGCTAGGCTGTCGTCGCATTATTCTTATGCATTAAGAATAGTATTTTTAAAAACGACGGCAGCCTACACATAATTATTCCTCAGTCTTTAATGATTCTGATAACATATTAACAAAAGCAGCTTTACCAACTTCTAATTGATCTACATTAAATTTTGCAGATGAAAGTTTACGTTCTAAATCTGCACAATGATTAACAAGCACCTGTTGTTCTGGTGTCATATCTTCATACTTATATTCTACATCGTCAATAATAATTGGGGTTTTTTCATTTTTTCCCATTTTATTTTCCTTTACGAATTTGCTGCAATTGCATTGTGAAATGGCGCTAGGTCTTCGTCCGTCCAAAAATCCCAGCCAACCACAATTTTAAGGTGTTCTACGTTTCGTTCAACAACCGTCGGATCATCTGCATATGCATCAGGATCAGCGGCAACTGCATCTAGCAGCGTTACGCTATCCATCGCAGCCGAATAGTGTCGTGCAATTTCTTCTGGTGTTTCTACTTCATCTTCCATTGATCTTTTCCTTTATGATACCGCAATACTCGCCGCATAGGCTGATACGACTGCATCAGTATGCACCGCAGCAATCACCGCTTGCACTTCTGCACTCTCGCCGGTCGAGTCTTGGCCGGGGAGCACAACGTGTCTGCTGTAACTGCTACTGATCTCTACGTCATCGCGTTTAATCACAGTCGCTGTGCGGACTTGCACGATTCTGTGCTCACCCACGACTTCAATTTTGTCTTCAACTTGTTCTTCTGTTAATGGCATTTTATTCTCCTTTATGCCGCAATATAACTGCCGCTGATTTGTACGTACATTGTGTCCGAGATGTCGGCGAACTCAACGTTTTCTGCGCCTGTGGTTGCTGGGTCTTTTACGCGCACTAAAATATACGCTGTGTTCCCCGCTTGGTACATCATGATCGTTCCAGTAGTATTGCCCGTCAGGTCGATATCAGTAGAATTGTGGAACCAGCAACTCCATGTCACTCTGGAACCAGCGTTGTTGGCGCTCGTAAAAGGTAGACCCAGAATTGAAATGGCTCCCGATTGCGTACCTTTGTCGGTCAGCCGAAGGGTGGCGGAGCAATGAACTACCCGGCCCACTTTGGTATATTTACCTGCGGTGAAACTAGCGTTATAGGCGGCGTCTGAGCTAACGGTAGTGCCCGTCCCAATGGTCGGCGTCCAATCGCCTTCTTCATAATCGTCGAGGAGGTTTGCGGCTGCTGTGTCTGTGCCAAACAGAACACCAGTAGATGATCGAATATTTCCTACGACATCAAGTGGGACGGCAGGAGACGCTGTACCAATACCCACATTGCCACTGAGGCTATAAAAACCCACACCCGGTATACGGAACGATGTTACTTCAGCATTACCGAGCGTGATTTCATTCGATACTGTGGCACTAGTGGCGTCAGCCTGTGCACCAATAATCGTATTGTTACTGCCCGTAGTTGTAGAATCACCTGCCGTATTACCGAGGTAGGTATTTCGGGTTCCTGTACTATTAAGGCTTCCAGCATCCTTACCTATGGCGGTATTTCCTTCGCCGGTAGTAATTGCTTGTAATGCGGAGCCGCCGAAGGCGGAATTATCTATAGCCGCCGTAGTAGTACTGCCAGATGCGCCATACCCTGACTTATAACCTACAAAAGTGTTAGTCGTACCCGGATTAAACCTCCCTGAATAATACCCAACAAAAGTATTGTTACTGGTAGTAGCTGGTCCACCAGCAGTACCGGCATTGCTGCCGATTATGGTATTACCAGCTCCGGTTGTAACTTTGGAACCCGCTCCATAACCGAGTGAGGTATTATTACTGCCTGTTGTATTGCCGAGTAAACTTTCATAGCCTACCGCAGTATTACTACTCCCGGTTGTGTTAA